GAATGATATTATTAATCCTGTTTATAATTTCAATGGGATGTTTAGTTTATATGATAATTCTATCAAATGAAATGAGTACAATAATTGATAGATTATTAGGTAGAACTAAAAGACTAATGAATAAAATAGATAAGATAAATGATGAAAAAGACGAATAATACCGCTATAGCAGACTATCAAAACAGTTGGAAAAGCTCGCCAGCGACCCTGCTAGGGGTTCGGAAATGCAGGAAAACGAGTAAAACCAGGGTTTCCTACAGGATTGACATTTCCAGGGGTTTATGTTAATATTAACACAATTGAGAAAGGAACTTATATTATAATGAGTGTGATATACAATAAAGAGAACATTTGGAAAGAGTTTGATGTTGCAAAACAAAAAGACATTAAGCTATCCAAAAAGAAAACGTTAGAAGAAAAAGAAAACGATATCCATACAAACAGGTTGCAGTTTTGTAAAGAACATAAAGAACTGAACGAGAAAGACCCAGGATTGTATGATTGCAATATTAATTGGGAAGGATTAGTTAAAGCATATTCAGACCCAAATCCAAGAGATTATTTTTATAAAAGTGTATTCGGTAGAACTTATGCCGAACAAATGGCTTTTGAAACTGCCGAAGGCGGAGGCGAAGACGACGGAGGCGAAGAGTCATATTATAGAAGTAGAAGAAAGAATAGAAACTATAAAAGATAATATGCCAAAGTTTAAAGAAGTATTAGACCCACAACAAACCATAGTTGATAATTTCCACGAGTGGAATATGAGTCAGATGAGTAAGTATGATCCAGTTATGGTTATGATGACAATATTAGGGCAAACTTTGAAAATAATGAAGTCAACTATGCCTAAAAAGCATTATGATGATATAATGGATTCAGTTTATGAATCGAAAGATAGAATTGAACCATTTACTAAACCAAAATTACATTGAAGAAGGAGGATATATTATGAAAACTTTGATGTCAGTACTAGTGTTAATCTTTTTAACAACTAATGTAAATGCAAATGCAAATACAGTTGTTAGTGATAAAGTTAATGCTATAACAAATTGGATTGCTAATGAGAAAGCAAAGACAATTGAATTCCAAAAGAATAATTGGAACAAGGCAAAAAATACATTTCCTTGGAATATATTATTTAAAAAGGAAAGTGAATAATGAGTACAGGAGATTTTGTTTGTACAAGTGCCAATAATGGTACACATTATTTCAGACCTATTACTGCTAGAGCACATACACTCTGGCAGGAAAAGGGTTTTAATAATTATGTAATTGATAATAACGAAGATTATTACATTGTTAAAAGTGTTAATAGTCAGAAAATATGTGATGAGATACGTAAGAATAATATGGATTTTACTAGTTAGTTTATTACTAACTAATTGTGCTAACAGGTCACATACAGGTGCTGTGTTAGGTGCAACAACAGGAACAGCAGTATGTTTAGAATACATAGGAGATAATCCTTATTTGATAGCAACGTGTGCTGTTGGAACTGCTTTTGTAGGTGCAGAAATTTTATATAAGAGTGATAAAGATGTACATAACGCTGTATTTGTAGACCATTTAAATACAAGTGGTTATGGTTCAAGTTATACTAATTGGTATAATTCACAAACAGGTAATAATGGAATTATACACATAACAAGGTCTTATATGGTTGGACCACTTAAATGTAAAGATTATGACCATACAGTAGATATAACTAGCCAATGGCCGTTAATTGGTATTGGCAATGTTAATAGAAAAGTTGTATTTGGAACTGCTTGTCAGTTGCCAGATGGAAGATGGATTGAAAAACCAGTAGGAGTGAATTAATTATGGATCCAAAAAATTATAAAATTTATATGTATGCAACGTTAATTATGATAACAGTATTGTTATGTATGGAAATGGCTTGGGGTTGTGTAGATTGTGATTTAAATAAGAAAGCATTTGAGAAAAAACCTGAAGTAATGGAAATAGAGTGGCATAATCCAGATGGAACTATACAACGTAGTACTAAAGTTGTAGATGGTTCTCAAAAGATATTATATGATAATGTAAAACCAGTAACTAAAAATGATACTGAACAATTTTGTTATGTTAAAGTTATTATTAAACAAAAAGCTAATGGCGATATTAGTAAAGAAGAAAAATTATATTGTTCCGATGGAAGAAGTGGTACACCAGATACACCTTCTTATTGGGAACTTTTTGCCCAGTTTTACTACAAAGATGTCTATACACCAGAGTATTGTAGATATTATAGTCGTAAAAATCACGCTTTTAAATCGTACGGAAAAGTGTGTTTAAATGAGTACGGAGAATGGAAGGTAAAATAATGATTAAGAACTTAATCATAATTGCTCTCCTATTAGTTATTGTATATGGAGTTACTGCTGATGAATTTTTGAGCTATGCTCAATCCAGCGTTGACTTATTACAAGAACTGTTATATAATGTACAAAGGAGTGTGAAAAACTAATGAACAAATACATTAAGATTTTATCAGTTGCTGTCTTTGGTCTATTATTGACTAATTGTGCAGGTAATTATAAAATCAAAAGTGAAAAAGGTAAAGTAGTTAATACTGTTCCAAAATGGTATATGGCTGATTTTTCTGAAACTAAAGCTTGTGATATAGCAAGATTTGGTAAAGAAAAAGAAAAGCAATGTATATTTGGAGTTGGTACTAGCGTTTCACCAGACTTGAATCTCGCAATTGAGAAAGCTAAAATGATAGCGAAAGCTGAATTAGCAGACATTATCAAAGGGGAGATGAATAAAGAGTCGAAACAATTTATTACTGAAATTGGTAAACATAACAGTAAGAACGTTGTTAGTGAAGTTGAATCTGTATTGGTCAATATTATTAAAGATACACCAGTTAGAGGATATGAAATATTTGAGCAAGATGTAACCCTTACAAAAAATGGTTATTATAGAGCTTGGATAGGTTTGAGATTGCCGTTAGGTGAATATAATAAAATGTTCAACTACACAATTGAACAAGCTACAGACGCTTATAACTTAAAGTATCACGCTAATAAGTCATTTGAGAAACTTATGAAAAAAGAAGAGGTTTCAGATGGACAAGTTAGTAATTAAAGATATCACAGTATATACGAAACAAAATTGTGTATACTGTGTAAAGGCAAAGGCCTTGCTAAAAGGCCTTGGTCTAACTTTTACTGAAAAAAGTTTAGAAACAGATTTTAATAGTGATCCAGTAAAATTAATTGAAGACATTGGTAAAAAAGTAAGAGCAATGCCTCAAATTAAAATAGATGGAGAACTAGTCGGTGGGTATAATCAACTAATAGAATATTTTAACGATAAAGGTTTAGTAAATTTTAAAGGTGAGATTACACGTGACTAACGATAAAGAGAAGAAAGGAAAGATAATTATTTTTCCTGAAAACAGAATTAAAAAGAAAATAACTAAACCACAAGAATCCCCATTTACAAAACGGTTAAAAGAGCAACAAACTAGAGAGTTTATTGAACATAGTGTAGATGAAATTGGATTTGATTTATTAAGAAAATTTAGTGATATGGGATTAAGAACTAATAAAGAAACATTTACAAAAGACCTTGCGTTAGTAATTGATTGTATAAGAGGTTTAATTTATAGAGATTTTAATATGGCACACGCCGCTCAATTAATGGCAAATAAAATGGTTGCAATAAAATTTAGTAGAGGTGGTAAAGCGAGTGCCGCTAGGATAGACTATTCAGATTTTATGAAGAAGTCACCAAATAAACAAGTTTTTAATAAAGAACTTAAAGAAGAGTTAAACGATTTAAGGGATGGGTCAGATATGTTTGAGTCTGATATGGATTTAAATGGAGATGATGATAAAAAATAGTTTAATGATATTAGTATTACTTGCTTTTGTAGGTTGTGCAAAAGATAAACCTACATTTAATGCTTTAGATAAATTTTTTGATTGTCTAGGTGATAGTAGCAAGTGTGAGAAATTAAAGAATTCCGTAGAGGAATAGTCCTATGCAGACTTTAAAAAGCAAAAATAAAGGAGGAAAGAACATTATGTTTTTTTCAAAAAGAAAAGTTGCAACAGCAACTAGAGGCAGAAAAAGACTGTCTAAAACTCAAAAAGTTGTAAACTTATTTGAGAAAGGTGAACCAGTTTCTTGGAAAACTTTAAGAAACAGATTTGACCTGAATTCACCAAGAGCGATGGTTGATAAACTACGTTCAAGAGGTCATATGATTTATATTAATAAATCATCTTCAGGTACATCTTATAGATTGGGTACTCCTACAAAAGCAATAATTGCTGCTGGGATACAAAAACTATACGGTACTGAATACGCATATAACTAATTGCGTAATTGAATCGTAACCAATACGATTAATGTAGGCGACTCTCGGGTCGCCTATATTTTTATATAATATGAAAACAACAGATTTAACGCCAGTAGAAATTCATAATAAAATTTATTACAAAAGGGATGATTATTATGCTCCATATGGTAAAGAAAATGTTAATGGAGGAAAAACAAGACAGGCGATTTGTTTGTTTAGAGAATTAAAAGATGAGATTAAAAACAAATATAATGGTGGGGTAGTTACAGGTTCATCTGTAAATAGTCCACAAGCACCTATCATAGCGGCAGTTGCTAAAGACTTTGGATTTAAATGTGTTATAGGTGTGGGTGGTACAACACCTAAAACAATAGATACCCACCATATGATGAGATTATCAAGACATTATGGTGCTGATATTGAAAACGTTGCAGGTCACGGATATACAGTTGCAATAGATAGTGGATTAAAAAAGAAAGTAATATCTAAAAAAGGTTATATGTTAATTAAGTTTGGTAATAGTGCTGCTACGAATCCTGAATCAATATTTGATAGTGTTGCTAATCAAGTTGAAAATATACCTGACAAGTTAGACAACATAGTAATTTCAGTAGGTAGTGGTATACAGTTTGCAGGTATCATAAAAGGTATAGAGAAGTTTAAGAAAAAGGTAAAAAGAATTATAGGGGTCACCTTTGTTGACCGTAGTAAAAAGATTAATGAGTATTTAAATCAATTTAGTAATCTTGAATCAGGTTTTAAGAAGTTTCAAGATTATGAAATGTACAAAACACCTTTACCATATTCAAAGTCAGTATGGGAAGATGTTGGTAATGGCTTTATTGACGATATATATGAAGGTAAAGCACATAAATGGATGAGAGAGAATATAGATACTACAAAAGAAAAGACGCTATTTTGGAGTATAGGGAGAAGATTAACAGCGGAACAGGTAGATAAGTTATATAAATAGATATATGATTAAATTAATAAATTGGAGTATAAAATGGCAGAAGAACCAAAACAACATCCATCATTAATGAGTAAGTCTTCTATGCAAGCAATGGCTGCTACAAGCGGTTCAGGTGACTTGTTATTTTCAGAAGTCTTAACTAAAGTAAATAACGCAAAAGATAAAGCTAAAAAGATAGAGGTTTTAAAAAGATACGACCATCCATCTTTAAGAGCAGTTTTAAAAGGATCATTTGATCCTAGT